GATAACCCAACGTAGTCACAAGACCATCAGCATTAGCAGGAATAGTTTCTGCGACGACACCAAGGGTCTTAGCACTCGTAGCATCACTCGTATTAAACGCACGTTTAACAGTCGCACGATCACCCTGCTGAGCATCCAAATACACAACAGTACCAATAGTCAATGTCGTCGCTTCACCATTACGTACAAACGTCTGTGACGATTCTGCACTCTCAGTCTCAAGAGTGTTTTGGTAGTCCTTAAGATACTCTGTTAAAGATCCAAAGATCTTTTGCAGAGGTCTACTATTGTCACCACGAATGGACGCAATATCGGGCGCAGTCCACTTGGTCATAGTTTAATAATGTAGTTCACCACAATATAAGGAGCGAGATTACTGAACGCTGTGCCACTACCTTCAAGAGCAGTAGAACCACTCATTGTATGTGCGTGTCCTCCGCCAACAGCAGTAGAACCAGTCATGGTGTGGGTATGCCCTCCACCAGTAGCAGTAGAACCAGTCATCGTGTGAGTGTGTCCACCACCTGCAGTGATTGACCCAGTAAATGTATGAGCCAATGTACTTGGAGTACCATTACCAATTCCTGCTTTTTCATATGTAGTAGAAGTAGTACCACTAGTCAAAGAGCGTGATAATGAATGATCCGCAATAGCAAAAGTATGAGCATGAACATGATCAGCAATAGTGTTAGGCAGAATAGTACCAACACCATGTGAATGGTCAGCAATAGTATTAGGTAGAATAGTTCCGACACTATGTAAATGGTCAGCAATAGTATTAGGAACAATAGTACCAACACCATGTTGGTGAGAAGGCAAGTTAGCAGTAATCAACGTACTTGTCTTAGAACCACCAGTTTCAGCCAACGCATCAAACTCGGTCTGAGTACTATCCCTACCAACAGGAATACGACCCTGCAAGTTAGGAACATTAAAAGTAGTCGTACCATCACCAGCACCATACGTAGTACTAATAGCAGTAAACAAACGAGTATACAAAGTATTAGTACGAGAAATAGCCTGACCCTGACACAACAACCAACCTGTCGGCGCACTAGAACCACCATACTGAGTGATCACACCAGCAGGCGTATAGTTATCCACATAAGATTTACGCACAGCCTGATTGGCTGTCGTAGGATCGGTAGCAGGCAAATTAGGGATAGCCGTGAACGCAACACTTGCGTCACGCTGAACAACCTCGGTATTCAAAAAGTTTACAACACTCGTAAAGTTAGAGTTAACTTGAGTACCATCAGCATTAGTACCATTAGCGAACGTATAAGTAACAGCAGCAGTAGCCATCAGGCACGCACCTTCCTTGGATTATATTTATAAGTAATAGAGTTAACACCCCAAGGTTTTCCACCCTCACCTTGGATTCGTAACTGAACGCTACGAGCAAGTCCTAAAGACTTGCCGATAGCAAGAGCAGAACCAGTAGCACTAGCACCCCAGTTAGCCTGATTCCAACCAGCGTTACCATCAGGTTCAGTAGCAGGAGCAGTCCAAATAAGAGAAGAACCCGAAGCGTCCAAACTAACAACATAGGTTCTAGCAACAACAGATTCTTCCCAATCGTGATAAACACGCAAAGTTAAATCAGTAGCAACACTAGTCTGTTTCACAACAAAGTCAGGTCGTCTCCACATTTTACGATTAGAAACATTATTAGCGTCCTGCCAAGGAGTCGTATAATACGAAACAAAATTAGAAAGACCAGTACCAACATCATCCTGATACACACTTAACTGATCAACCTTCAACACATAAGCGTTAGAAGGATGGCAAGCCAAATTATAAGTCGCACCAGTTGACGTAACAAAATCGCACCCACTACCCAAACCTTTCCCATCAGAAGTCTGATACTTACTCCAAGCACCACTCTGCCTTAAAGAAGGATCATAAATATAAGTAGCAGTAGCCTCAGTATCAACACCCAAAGGAAGCGAAACCCAAATCTTATGGTTAATATCAGCAACACGGATCTCATCCTGAGCAATGTTATTAACTTGCCCAGTCTGAATCAAAGGACGGATAGCAGTAAACAAATCCATAAACTGCTGACCATCATATTTAAACAGCCCATCAGGCCAAGAAAAAAAATACACTGCAGCCTCAGTAGCCACAACACTCAAAGGATTAACAGCACCAACCTCACTAGTTAAATTTACAACCTGAAACGTGTCAGTTGAATAACCCAAAATACTGAACACGGCACGCTTCTTAAACACAAGAAGCGAACCATTAAAAGGAATGATCGCAGTAATCCCTGAACCACCCTCAACGATGTCAATATAATCGTTAGTCGCCCACGACTCACGATTAATAGGATGAGAGAAACGCACACGGTTCGGATAGTCAACGCCACCCTCATTCGTATACGCACACCACAAACGATCCACATGCGAAGCAATCAAACGACACTTAGGGGCATACCCCGTAACAGGCGCAGCGTAATCATCTGCATAAGCAGCACTAGCATCATTCAATAAAGTTGCAGTTGTCCCATCCCATTTAAACGAATTACCACCAGTAGCGACATAAGCAAAACTTTCGCTACTAGCAGACCATGAAGTAAACGATGCGCCAAAAGGAGCAGTTGTTTTAACTGCCCTTCTTGCTATCCCACCCGATGAATAAGCCCCACCCGTAGAACCATTGAATAACGAAAAATAGAATGAAGTTGAGTTAACAACAGTAATAGTCGCCGTTCTGTTCCACGAACTCGGTGTTATGTCAGTTACCGCAATAGTATCGCCAGTAGAAAAACCATGAGGAGTCGCAGTTGTATAAGTTGTAGTGGCATAAAGTGAAGAATAAGTAGCATTCGTAATAGCAATGCCTGCTTCATACAAAAAACTAAAAGCAGTTGTCGTCGCAAAATACACAAAACTATTAGCAGACAACAAAACCTGTGGCGTAACATTATCCCAAGCGTACAACGCCTTGGGAGTAAACGAACCATTAGCAATACTACTAATAGCAGACGTATTCAACTTCGTCATACCACCACGCACAGTCAAACCACCACGTGGATCAATATCCACGTTCAACAAATCAGGTGACTCGGTACGACCTAACTGAAACGGATCAGCACGAAGATTCAACCCACCAGTAAAATCATCTGTACGAAGCAACGACAGACGACTCATTGACCAAGAGTCCTACCAAGTGACTGTAGCCACCAGCGACGAGAGTTATGTGGAGCACCATCAGAAACAGCAAGAGGTCGTTGCGACGAAGGACGCATAAGATCTTGCGCTGTCAATCTAACCGATTCGTCAAACGATTTACGGTAAAAGGATGCGAGTTCAATGTCCTCTTGCAACTGGTACACTTGCGCAACCCCATAGTACACAAGACACTGATGTAAACGTTCGTCTGCGTCCACTTCCGTAGAATCTGAACTAGACCAGTCATCAGGCTTACGGTATCCACGAATCGTAAGCGGATAGATTGTGTCAGGCTTGGGCCACAAATGCACTTGGTCTTGCCACAACGTGAAATACAATGGCCGTTGAACTTGGTCATAAGATCCGACCCAAACCGCTTCAGCATCATCATAACTAATAAACTCCAAACGATTACCAACAGTAGAAGTATCAACAATAGAAGTAATCTCACGCAAGTTACCATCACCAATAGTGTTGATAGCATACGAACGTTCACCAGGAACAGTACTCAGAGTGAAGGTTTTTTGGTAGAACGGCCAACGGCGTTCTAAGGCTATAATACGATCAAACCCGTCTTTGATATACATGTTGAGAAGGGTGTCCGAAACATCTTGTTGATCAAGGTCAACGATCTCACGGATTTTAGAGCGAATTTGTGTTAGGTTCACTGGCTATCTCCTTCGCTTTTTGTCGTAGATGACCAATGCAATAGTCAGTGCCTTTAGCACGTGCACCTTGACATGTTTCCTCGTTAGCCATGCAGCGCGTATGCCCCATATAGGGCATGCCGCCTGCGGGCGCGGGAGTAGCGTCTGCTGTAGCAAAAGGACGTGAGCCTATGTTTGCAGAGACTCCGTAATATGAATGTATAGGTGTTCCAGCCATCAATACTAGGCTGAATCGTTACCTGTACAACAAAAAACCCACCCCCCAGGGGTGGGTTCTCTGCATTCCTTGTCGGAAAAACTCAGGCAGTCTTAGCCGTAAGTTTACCCTGCTTTTCGCGGTTACGAATCGTAAGGTTACCGTAGCACAAGATGAGCGCATAGCGAGCATCCATGTTCTCAGGACGAAGGAATTCGGTATTAGCGAACCACTTGTCTGAGTGACCAACCAAGCTGATGTACTTGCTGTTCAAGAAGTACATAACACCCGAGGTGCAATGAACGTCATAAGCAACAGGAGCAGCCTTGAACAAAAGGTTTTGGAAGCCTGCATCAGCAGTCTTAGTGTCGGTGTAGCGAAGTTGCGGTTGAAGCAACGACTCATACTTTTCAAACAATGTCTGAGTAGTAAGAACCATGTCAGGATGATCGTTACCAACACTAACAGTGTTGTAAGCGGTTGTCATCTGAGCAAGGGTCAAAGCACCAGCGGTGTTCTCTTCATATGAACGCCACCAATCGTTATTCTGACCTGAAGCCGAGTTGATCCCACCAACAGTGTTACCTGATTCAACCAAGTTACCAAGACCGTTCCAAGACTTACCGCTGTCAGTACCACCAGCACCAAGAGTGTCAGTACCGTTACCGAAGAACATACGGTTAAAGCCTTCCTTCATTGATTCTTCAGCCTGCATAATCTTGGCTTCAAGAAGGTTAAGGATAGCCTGCTCACCATTGTTCTTGGCTTCTTCAATACCACTGATGGCGATAGAAACAGCGTACTGCTTCCAATCGTATTCAGCAGCCGACATTCCTTCTTGAGGAGTCAAAGCCAATGTGTCGTAGCCACTGTAAGGTGCAACAGTAGATGATTCACCATAAATCAATGGTTCAACAATCTTAGTTCCACCACTCAACATGCGGATACGGCCTTTGTCCATCAAATGATAGGTCAAAGGACGTGCCGTAAACACGTTGTCAGTGAGAGTCTTGCGATAGTTCGCAATCGTTGTGGATAGAAGTGCGTCAAAGTTAGCATTACCTGGCATGATAGTTCCTTTATAGGGTTAGGAGACGCCGTGAGTTCTCTTTGCAGAGTTCCAGGCATCAGAAATTGAACGGACAGTGCCGACTGCATCCTTGCCAGCCTTAGCAGACGATGCACCTGAAACGACAGATGCAGTACGTTTACTTTCAACAGCCTTAGTATCACGAGAAGGTTCTGCCTTCTTGGATGTTCTAACGCGGTCAAAAGCGACCTGCTTAAAAACGGCTTCAAGGTTAGTGTTGCCTTGCGCGAGCGCGGCAGCCACTACTTCTTGAGGATTGAAATCTTCACCATAAGTGTTTTGCAGTCGCTGGATTTCCTCTTCAAGCCTCTGTTGTGCTTGCATCTGCTCAAACGCGCTAACGCGTTTATCAATTTCTTGCAGACGCTTATCCACTGGGTCGTCTTGCTGGAAATCATCCATGAAATAGTCATCATCAACCATACGCTGTGCCTCTTTGCGAGTCACACCATAATGGCTAGTTAACAAATCAATAGTTCCAGCAGGATCGTTTTCCAATGCCTGCCTAATGGCAGAAGCCCATTGAAGTTCCTGCTTCTGTGATGCTAGTTCTTGAGTCTTACGAGTATAATCCGCTTGACGTGAATAACCAGCAATTGCTTCCGAAAGAGGTACACGAACATCTTCTCCATCAACTTTAACAGTGATATAGTGATCACTGTATTCGTCAATATCTAAAAGTGGTGCATCAAATTCTTCTGCTTCACCCATCCCTTCAACTTGTCCATCATCAATGGGGTCGAATTCTGAGTCATTTGTAAAAGTGTCAGACACTTTGTTTCTCCTTTAGAGTCCACACGGTTGCTCTACATATAGGAATAGTGCGTTACATTAAGTGTTAGGTAATTGCATACCCATACGCTGCGACAAAGCCGCCAACACCGCAGGATCAACACCCGATAACGCTTCAGCACCTTGAGGCATCGGCCCCATAGCACCAAGATCAGTTGGAGGCATAGGCGCACCACCAGGAGGCAACATGCCTTCTTCAGGAGGCATAGGAGCACCCCCAGGAGGCATACCACCCTGCTCAGGAGGCATACCCATAGGAGAAGGTGCTTCTTGAATAAACTGATCAGGGTTCTTAATACCAAAACCAAACTGAAGAACATGTCCAGCCAATGCTGGCATGTTCACAATACCCATACCAGCAAACGGGGCCATAGCATCCACAAGTTGCAACGCCATCTGTCGTCGGAACGACTCATTACTAGGTGCAGTAGACCCAGCCTCAACTTCAAAGTCAAACTCACCAGCAATATAATCAGCATCAAAAGTAACCCACAAAGGTTCACCATCTCTACCAACAATACGAGCAACCTGTTCACCAGTCATAAACTGCTGTGCTAACCCAACAAGACGCAAAGCAACTTCAGCAATAGCACCCTCAATGGTAGCCAACTTGTCTGCTGCACGAGCGTTAGCCGCGTCCTGCACAATAGCCGCTTCTGTCGCTGTACGACGAATTTCGGGAACACCACCACGTTGATACTCGGATACACCCGAAACAGTTTGAATGTCACCCTCAATAATATCTGACTGACGATAAAACTCGGGAGGAGTCATAACAGCAGGGAAGGGAGCAACAACATTAGCGAGGTTTTCGTCACCACTAACTGGGACCATCACGTTGTCGTAGTCTGATTCTAAAGCGTCACGACCATCAGCATCAAATGCTGATTCCTTATACAGATACTTGCGTGAATACCGTTTACGGTGATTCATCATTTGTGTACGAGTCGCATTCAACTCACGTTGAAGCGGCTCAATAGCCTCAAGATCACCCATAGGATAGAAGTAGTCGGGAATATCATAGTTGCGGATCATTACGAAAGGATGACCAAAAGCATACGGCATATCCATAGGTTTAACTAGATACTGGTCGCCACCATCACAGAACACAGACATTGTCTTTTTAACGATGTCGTAGAATTCCCAAACTTCAACATATCCTTCTTCGGTATCTTGAATTTGACGTTTGCCTGGATCTTCGTTATAGCGACCCCAAGAAGTAGCATTGATGCTCTCGCGCGCCGCGCGTGAGTATCGCTTATCCGACTTAACTTCAGTAAGCGTACGACGAATACGCTGAGCAATCCAACGCGCGTCCTGCATGGACGTAGCATCAGGATCAACAAACACATCAAATGGTGATACACGCTCAACAAAAGGACGATCCTCAGTAACAATAATAGTAGGCGTAATTTCGTTGCCTTCTACCTGCGCATCAGAATGATCTCCTTCTTCAGAGATGCTTTCCTCTTCCACATAACGATAACCACACTTAAGCCATCCGTGACCAACAATAAGAAAGTCTTTTACAGCCCTACGGAACTCAGGACGCACCTTATAGTGCTTCCACCAGTAGTTAATAACAGCCTCAGTAATAATTGCTTTAGGCGCGTCATCGGGACGACGAGCGTTAACAGCAATCTTGGGATAGTTAACAGCAACACTAGGAGCAATAACGTTTACGGTAGAGAACGAAATATTGACAAGCAAACGATCTTCAGGAGAAATGTCCTCATACTGCTTACCGCGATATAAGTCAATTAGGCGACGCCAAAGATCATCATAATCTTCTTCACGACGCCACCGTTTTGTCGTAGCAATTTTTTGTTTGTATTTGCTAAGAGTTTCTGAGTGTGTTTGACGGGCCATTGTGTCTACTTGCCATACCGTGAAGTAACAACAAGCATAGTCGCACTACCACTAGTGTACGCATTCATTATTGTTTTGAAATATTTTAGTGAAGCACATGGTTTTGACCAAATCCCTGTACTTGTTGTGTTCGCAATATCTGTTGTAGCACTAGTTTGTGTGCTTTGGTGCAAAGCAAATTGAAAATATGTTACATCATCAAATGATGCATAGAAATTCATAGTTCCAACGAAAGTACCATTAATTTGTACTGCAATAACATCTGCGTCACTAATATCAACAACAGCACTACTTGCATTTAACGCACCCAAAGTTGAAGTTGATTCTTTAATAATAGTAGCCATATTCGTCCCTTACTTTTCCAACATTGTTTCATTAATTCTAAAGTTAACTGTTCCGCTAGTATATGCAGTTAAGGTAGGACGAAAATATTTTATTCCCGTACACGGTTTATTAAAAAAACCCACTACAGTAGCATTGGTGACATCATTTGTGGCTGTTGCGTTTGATGTACTGTGCATACCAAAGTTTTGCCAAAAAGTACCATCTAAACTTACTTGAAAAGCCCATGTAGCAACAAAAGTACCATCAATTTGCACGCTGAGGTTATCTGCAGCAGAAATATCTACAGCAGTTCCTGAAGTGACACTAGATAAACTTTGTGTTGTAGAACCAACAATAGTAGCCATAGATCATTCACCTTCAATGCTGTTAATGTACTCTTCGGAAGCACGATAAACGAAGTTGATCAGTGCGCCAACACCAGTCCACAAAGCGGTTTTCCAAATTTCCAAACCACCTACAGCACCACCAACAAGAATACCTGTTGACGCAAAAACAAAAGTGGCGACTGCTTTCTTAGCAGATTCTGAATACTTCATAATCCCTCTTTCAAGTGGTAATCAATATGATCGTCCAAACGATCATCTATATGGTCAACCTTTTCCTCAATACGTTGCAACACTTTCAAATTCTCACCATGCTGCTCAGTATTGCGTGTATCAAACTTCTTTAAAGCAAACATTAAAGGACCACCAATAAGTGCGACGACAACAGGGGTGATCCAATGCATATTAGATCCAACGAGTCCCAACGGGTTCAGCCTTGATACCAGCGTTGGTAGCCTGCCTCATCTGCTCATCTTGACGTTGTTTAATGGTCGGGCCATGAAAGTCCTCTTTACCATGTGCAAATCCTAGACGAATACCTTTTAAATGGCACGCGAAACATACCGCGCCTCTACGCGGAAGTACGTCAAAGGAGAACAGTTTTGAACATTCTGTGCAGTTAATAGATCCCATCACATTAACAATGGTTCGTTACATGGTTCTTCTAGTGTTATATGCACCGATAGGTATGGGATCTGTACCATGATCTTCGCTCATAATGAATCTTTCAAACCAATGCAAACTATATTTAGGTATAGGGGCTTCGGCACGATATTCAGGCAACCACACATATTTTAACATTTGATATGTAATAGCCAGGGACATTACGCGGTCGTCATGGGGTGAACCATGCATTTTGCCGTTAGGGTCGCGAACAAACGTTCTTAATTCTGCAATAGTGCGGCTATCAAACAAACCGAGTTCAGAGTCACGAATAGAGGCAGAAAGTTCGTCAATTGCCAAAGGTTTCGTGGCTGTCGTAGTACGCCAACCCAACTGCTCAGTCGCCTCAGGGCGACGTTGCTGCAACCTACGGGTACGGTAAATATTCTTGTAGCCATAACGTTGTAAAGCCTTTAAAGTAGTTAAACCGTGATTGTTGTTTTCTACGCCTACAAGAGCACCATTATACCACCATCCTATTTCGGCAAGAAGATCACCAAAAAGGTCAGGTTCAATATGGCCATGCCAGTGTCCTACAACTTCTAACGATCTAGCCTCAATAATATGTGCGGTAGAATAGTCGCCATGTACAAGACCTTCAGCAACGTCAGCACCGACAACATAAACACCTTCAGGTTTAGGGTATCCCCAAATAGCGAACTCGCCTTCAGGGACTATTCTGAAGTCGCAGTTCTTTTTAGAAATAGTATGTAAATATCCGCGTGCTGGTTCAATAGTTTCTATTGAATCCAGCAAATCAATATCAAAGACAGGGTTACCTGACTTAATAAACGCTTCTTCAGGGGTACGAGGGTATTCCTGATGCAACTGCCAGCCAGGCATAGTTTTGCATTTAGATTCATACCAATCTTCGTCACGGTCGCCAGCAGACCAAGGCCAAAAAATACCTTTAAAAAGGTTTGCCCCTGTCTGTGAGCCAGTCCAAAGATGATGAAAGAAGTTTCCTGACCCGTTGGCAGTAGATAGACAGATAACACGACCGCCAACGTCAGCAATCGGCTCAATAGAAGCCCACGCTTCCTCAGAGTTAGGTAAGAACG